CGATAGTCTCGGGGCCAAGGATGCCGTCCACGGGGACGCCGAGGCGGGCCTGGAGGGCGGATACCATCTGCGATCCATCCGGGTTGTTCTCGAAGTCCCAACCGGCCCCGGCTGCGGGGAGGTTTTCGCGCCATGCCCCGTCCTGACTGGATACGGTGCCGTCTACGGGCGTACCGAGGTAGGCCTGGAGGGCGGCGGTCGTCGCCGGTCCCCACCAGCCGTCCACCTGGAGGCTACCGGGGTCAGGATCGGCGAGCGCGGGCACGGCGGGACCGCCGCCCTGGATGAGGAGGGCGCGGGCGTCGAGTTCGTCGAGCCGGGCCTGCCAGCGGCCAGGGCATTCCGTGGGGAAGTGGTCCTGATGACCGGATAGGGGCAGGTATCCCCATTCGTCGCGGATCGCGGCGATCAGCTGTGCGACGGTCTCGAAGTCGTCGGCGTCGCATTCGGGGCGGCACTCGATCCCGATTGTGCGGGCGTTGTTACCCATGCAGTGCCAGGCTCGGTCATAGTCGTGCACAATCTGGGTGACGCGCCCGCCGCTGGCCACGTAGTGCGCAGAGGTGTTCCCATCGGGGCGGGCGAGGTAGGAGGCGACGGCGTCGTGAGACTGCCCATCTACGCCCCAATGGTGAATGACGATTCCGAGGGGGTCGCCGTAGGGGCGACCGGGGTCATAGTTGGGTCCCCAGTTGGTGTCGGTGACGGCGCTATTCACGGCCATGGTCTGTGTCCTTTCGTATCGGTTAGAGGGAGACTGCAACCCACATGATTTGGGCGTAGGCCGAGGCTCCAGAGGTGTTGTTGTGAGCCATCCAGGTGAAGCCTTCGGGGGTGATGTCCCATGCGGCGACGTTCAGGCGCTGATTCTGCGACTGCATGAAGACCATGGGGGCTTTGGCGAATCGGCGCTGGAATGGGACCTTGTAGGAGCCGGTCTGTTCGCCGGGCTGGAGGGAATTCAATGCGACCTGCCCAACCTGGAATGCGGTGGTGAGCTTGTCGGTCGCGGCCTTGACTTCTGCGAAATTCGCGTTGACGTCTTCGGCGCGGGCGATCTCGCCGGGGACAAACGTTTTCATGAGTGTGGTCCTTCCTAGTGGTTGGTAGTGAGGTTGAGGCGGGTTTTCCAGGTCGTCGGCGTGATTGTGTGGGTGACCTGGGTAATGAGGGCTAGGGCGTCTTCGGCGCGCCATTCGATGTTGACCGCGTTGATTGGGTCGAAGGTGGCAGCGGTGGCCATGTGCGCGCCACGCTCGGCGGGACCGGCGTCGTGCGCGGCCACGAGGGTCACGCTGGAGGGCGTGGGATCGGCGTTCGCGGCGGCGAGGTAGCGGCGCGCGGTCCGTTCGACGACGTCGGCGGGGAGGGTGGTGTTAATCGAGATCGCCGAGCCTCCCCATGCGTTCGCGGCGGTCGGATCGTCAACGGTGGTTTCCGTATCGTCGGCGGTCCATTCGCTGTTTTCGGCGTCCCATTTCGCGCCGTGGTTGTTGATGGTGACGTGTGCGACGGTGTCGGATGAGTTCCACGCAACGTTGATGTCTGTGTATGACCAGATGCCGGATGTGATCGCGGATTCCTCGGCGTCGGTGAGGGTGATCGCCGCGGATTGGGGGCGTGTGACGCGGATCGACACGGTCCCGTCTCGGTCTACGGTCCAGGAGCCGAGGACCGAGGCGGTGAGGGCGTCCAGGTGCTTGGCAAGGCTTGTTTCCCAGACGGTCGGCGGCACGGTCTGCGTGGCAGTGTCGTGGATACGGTAGGGCAGATCGGGGGCTGACTTGATGAGGCGGTCCAGGCGCGCGGTCCAGGTCTCCGAGCCGTTTCCCCCGTCTGCTTTTGCGCCGTAGCGGGTGATCGCGGCGAGGCGGGCGACGTTATCGGAGGCCGTGAGGGTGACCTCATAGTCCACGCGCGAGCCGGGCTTATGGGGCGTGATCGTCAGGTCAGTGATAACGCCTGTGTAGATCGCCGTCCTGGTTGGCCAGTGGATCAGGCGAATTGGCGTGCCGTGGTGGAGGCCGGTCGCGCGGGGGCTAAGGGCGTTGATCGCGTGCGCGGTGAGGGTGCCCACGGCGGCGCTCATGGCGGGGCCGTTTGTCGTGACGCCGCGCGTCACGGTCAGTTCGGTGCATGGTCCGAGGATGTCTTGCCACTGGTCGGCTATGGCCTCGCCTTGATTCCATGCGCGGGTATCCCAGGCGTTGCGGTTCCACGCTAGCGCCCACGGGCGGGGCGCTCCCCTGGTCCAGGCCTGGCGGTTCCAACGGTCGGTATTCCATCTCAGTCCTGAGCTGCCCTGGATCGGGTAGAGCGCTTGGAGGCTGAGTACGTCGCAGGGACGGGGGTTGGCGGGGATGTCGGTACGGTCCCAGACCGTGAGGGCTTCAATGATGCCGGTCTGGAGGCCTGCCACGTCAATGGCGAGCTCGGTCCCCATGTCGCTGTTCTCGGCGGAAGCGGTGTAGATAGGGCCCGGGCCGTAGGTGTTCGCCTGGTTGCCGATGCGGATGACGATCGTCTTCCCAGGCTTGTCGGCGCGCACGCGGATTTGCGCGCCGATGCGGTGACCTGGGACCAGGTTGGGCACGGTGATGGTGAGGGCACTCGATCCGGGCGTGAGCGTGAAGCGCACGCGCCCGCCGCTCATGGGTTGGCAGGTCGCGCCGGTGTAGTCGCTGATGGAGGGGCTAGGGAGGGTCGTCATGGCTTACCGTCCTGCGCCGTTGAGTCGGGTGTACTGGTCGATGGATTGGGCGATCACGCGGCCCGCGTCAATCGACGGGTTGAGCATTTGCGCGGTCACATGGATGGTGACGCCGCCGCGCGCGCGCATCCCGGCCAGGCCGCTGGCGTCTGGGAGGCCGAGCGACCCGGCGTCGGTGTCGGCAACCATGCCCGTGAGCGCGCCGAGGGATCGACGCACTGCGCCGTACCTGGATTCCAGGCCCCTGATGAAGCCGTCGATCACGAGGCGACCGGCTGGCGTGAGTAGTACGGCGTCGTAGTCGGCGGGCCCCTTCCAGGAGGTCAGGCTGGAGGTGAGGCTGCCGAGCTTCGACTTGACAGAGCCGAACATTGAGCTAATGCCGTTGATGAAGCCCTGGATGAGGCTCTTCCCGGCGTTCCATAGGGTAGAACCGAGGTTGCCGAGCGCGGATAGGGCGCGGGATGGGAGGGATGAGATGGTGGAGATAGCCGAGGATACGCCGCTGGAGATCGCGCTCTTGATGCCGTTCCATGCCCCTGAGACGGTCGATGAGATGGAGGACCAGACGCCGGAGAAAATGCCGGAGATCACGCCCATTGCTCCAGTGATGTATCCCTTGACAATCGAGAGGGCCCCGTTAATGACGCCCTTGATGCCGTCCCAGACGCTGGAGACGATCTGCTTAATGCCGTCCCAGACGCCCTGCCAGTCGCCGGAGAGCGCCGATGTCCAGACCTGGATAATGCCGGAGATGACGCCTACCACGGTGGAGATCACGCTGGAGATCACCTGCCAGACGCCGGATACCACGGTGGAGATGCCCTGCCAGATCGTGTCCCAGTTCGCGGCCAGGCCTTGGAACACACTAACGATGAGATCGACGACGGGCTGACCATACGATGCCCACGCGGCTTGCAGTTGTGGCCATACGGCGTCCCATGCTGCTTGAATGTTCGCCCAAGCGGCTTGCAGGGCGGGCACTATGTTGGTTTGGAACCATTCGACGACGACGGACACGGCGGTCTTGATCTGTGCCCATGCGGCGTCGACGGCGGCGCGGAAAGTTTCATTGTTCTGGTAGAGCGCAACGAAGATGGCGACCAGGGCGGCAATGGCGGCGATCACAAGGAAGATCGGATTAGCGGCCATGGTCGCATTGAGTGCCGCCCACGCGGTCTTAGCTGCGCCGATGATCGTCTTGATCTTGTTGAAGGTCTTGAAGCCGGCTACGAATGTCCCGATGACGGCGGCGGCGGCTCCAATGGCGGGTCCGAACTTCTCGAAGAATGCGACGACGCGGGACACGGCGGGCGGGACCGTCGTGGTGAGCCAGTCAATGAGGGCTTGGAGGCGGGGCCGGACCTCGGTCTGGAAGACGGCGGCGGCTTGCTTGATCTTCGGGACAACGGTCGCTTGGATGCGGGCGGCGAAGTCCTGGAGGGCCGGAATGGCGACGTCCTTTGCCCACGTCGAGAGCGATTCGAGCGCGGGCACGAGGTGGTCCAGGGCGGCTGACGCGAGGGCGGTCACCATGGGCAGGACCAGGGTACCGGCCTTGGCGGCGAAGTCACCGAAGTGGGCTTTGAGGACCTGCACCTGATGCGCGAGTGTGTCGCCTTCGCGGGCGAATGCCCCGTGCGCGTCGGCGGTCTGCTCCATAATCAAGGCCAGGGTCGCCGCTTGCTGCGCCTCGTTATCGAAGGAACCGCCCACCTTCTGAAAGCCGAGCTCGGCGGCTTTGGCGTCAATGCTGGCCTGCTTCAGGGACACGCCGTAGCGCTCGATCGGATCGCGCTCCCCCTTCAGGGCGCTGGAGAGCGCGGCGACGGCGTCGGAGGTCGATCCGCCGAATTGGGCGGACAGGTCGGCGGCGACGCCGATCAGGTCGTTGGTCTTGCCTGCGAGCTGGTCGATCGAGGTACCGCCGTTTTTGAGCTGTGCGCCCAACAGGGTGCCGAGCTCTTGATACTCGTTCTTGGTCAGACCGACGGTTGATGCAGCCGTGTCGGCGTAGGCCTTCATCTGGTCTGCGCCGGACTTGAAGACAGCTTCGATAGCTCCCGTTGACTGCTCCAGGTCGGCGGCGGCGCTGACTGCCTTCGCCCCGGCGACGCCGATAGCGGCCGCGCCAGCGGCGGC